GGATGACCGACAGCTTCCTGCAATAAGAAAGGGGCCGTCAGGCCCCTTCTTTTTTTGTCAGCGCTCGATCAATCTCCGATCGAGGTATCCAGTATCGACTGCCATCGCGCACCGCCTCGAGCAATCCGATTTTGATCCATCGAGCCACCCGCATGTGGGTGGTTTTGTCGTCCCGACCAAACAGCTCGACACCAGCTTGTGCGATCGAAAGGTAAGCTGGCTTGTCATTCATCTCGAAAACCCCACCCATGCCAGCAATCGGCCTATGAAGCCCACTGAGTAAGGTCCACTATCGTCGGGTGTGATTGCCTTCGGCGTGTCCTTCACGGCTCTGTGTGAGCTTCCTAGAGCCTTCTTTTTTGCCCAACACGCTTTCATAACTGCTGAATGCCTGGCTCGACGCTCGGGCGTCCAGGTTTGTCTGCGTTTGTCCGCATCGGGCGGCATTGTTCTAGCCATTGCGGTATCCTCCTGGTGCAGGTGGTGCGACTGGAGCAGTTGGTGCGGCGGGTGGAGCTGCGGGTGCCGGCGCTGCTGCCTGGGGCGGCTTGTCGGAATTCGCAAACAGGTTCATGCGGCCGATCTGATAGTTCTCGTTGTAGTCTTGGCTCGGCATGTGCTCGATCTTGATACCGAAAGTCAGGCGATGATCCGCGATCATCTGGGTAATCTGTTCGCAGATCGCAACCTTGTCAGGATTGCTGCGATCGTCTTTGTGGGGGTTCACCCACGCCGCGAGTTTGAGGTTCATAGGACCCTCGCTGTTGCGGATACAATCACAGGTGGTGCCTGTGTTACTAAAAGCCGGCTTCATTTTTGTAGCTCCTTGATTTTGGTTTCACTTGCTTGCTTGATACGCTCGTATTCTTCAGGCGCTTGGATCGCACAGCGATCGCTTTCGGCGTCGATCTGTGTGTCGAATGCCTCAAGTTCTTCAGCCGTCTTACACGCAGCGATCTGCGCGACGGCGTAGTCCGTCCAGGCGGTCCACTGATCGCCCAGGCTTTGTGGTTCTGCTGGCGTTGCATCAAACCCTTCATCGGGGCCGACTGGTGACAGATCGGCATCATCCTTGTCGCCTGTCGAAATCAGCAGCAGCCCACGCAGGTATTGCTTCACCGCGTATGATTGCGCTGATCCGCTCGTCTGCGCGCCTGTCAGCGGCAGGTGGACATGGATGCCAGCCGGCTCGGTGGCTTCGCCCGAGCTGTGCTGCATGATGATGCGATAGGCATTGCTCGCCCAGGTCTTGTTGTTGACCGTTATGATATCGCTCGAGACGCAATTCACATTTGGATGCAGACCATTGTTGGCCAGTATAGGTCGGCAAAGCTGCAAGAATTTGTCGATCGACGCAAAGTCGTATCCCTGGTGGGCGTTCTTGCCATCCTTCGCGACTGGCTGGATTTCAGCCATGGCTGCCGCGATGGCCGCGTTGATCTTTGCCGTCTCACTCATACCTGGATGCCTCGAGCTGACCATTCATGTTGATCAGATAGACCGCAGCATGACGGCCGGCTTTGGTCTTCCTGGTGGCAGTTGTCTTGATGATCAGCCCCAGGTTCTCGAGCTTGACTCGCAGCGGCCGGTATGTGTTGCCGGTCATATAAAGCTGGTCCTGGCCTTCATCGTCTGTGAAGCCCATTTTTTTCCTGTCGTCAAAAGCCTTCAGAACGCGCACCAGATTGCCCTTGAACCTTGGCGCTTCAGCCTCGGCCGAGGCCATGCTGGTCTGGCTGTGACGCTGACGCGGCACCTCGACATCGAACAAATCGTGCATCATTTCTCACCTTCCTTTTTTACTAGCTGGTAAACCTCGTTGAGCAGTACACCGCGAGCAACAGCGTCTTTTTTAAGCTGTTCGATTTCATATCGAAGGCGCTTCAGCTCGGTGGCCTGGTCGATCTCTTGTCTTAAAAGCCATCTAAACAACATCATTCACTCCATAGCTTTTTGGCTTCTTGAATTATTTGCGGGTGGAGATTTCGCCACACAAAGGGGTGGCTCCACTGCGGATCGCAAAGCTGCAACACCTCCGCAATGCTGCTCGAGAACCGCAGCAGGGCTTCACGCCGTCTGCTGGCCTCAAGTAATCGGGCGAACCCGAATTCTAATTGTTCATCTGTCGCTGTGAACACGCGGTAGCCGAGCCGGTTCGCGTACACGATTGAAGGCCGCTTGCCCGATATGTGATGATATCCGGCGATCTGGATCAGATGCGGCTCTTTGATGTCATTTGGTAAGCTGTTGGCTGCTGGGCTGTCGGTATGCGCGCGGCTGTCCCACTGCGTTTTCAGCTCGACGCGCCCCTCCTGATAATCGCCAAAGCCTAGATAGGGCAGCAAGCAGCGGGGCAGCTCGCCCGTGAGCTTTGTCTCCCCGATGATGCGGTTGTCGCCGGCCATGGCTTCACGCAAGCCGGCGATGCTGTGATCATAGACCAGCTCGAATTCGCAGTGTGTTGCCTTGGTTTCTGGCTCGTCTTTTTTCTTGCGCGGCTTCGATCCATCTTGCGCATACTTGACCGCCAGGCGATGTGCCATGGTGGCCTTGTCCTCGTCGGCATCGCGCCACTCACCGCCTTTGTACGCCTCAAGGCATTCAAGGCCGGCGCTGTAGGCGCTGCGCGCGTCGGCGTCATCGACAAGCAGATAATCGGTGGCGCGCTGGATTGCGCGGCCGCTGCACATATTTGGATTGTCGTTGTACTGCTGCCTGCCGTCTGGATCGGTGTAGTGGCCTTGCCGGAGCAGCGTTTCTGCGGCCCACCCTTTATCGCCAGCCTGGCGTCCGAGGATGATGTCCCAGGCGAGCGCTCTTTGCTTGCGATAAACGCCCTTGTCCCACAGGACGTAGCCGTCAGGCGATGATGGTGTGGAATGCCACCCAAATCCGTGGCGTTCTGCAAATTGGGTATTCTTGGCTAGAAATGACATGACCGCTCCTCTAAGAACGGTCATAACTCGTAATGACAGCAGTTGTCAATTATGTCATTTTACAAAAGGGTCAATTGACTAATTTCTTTTTTGATAATCCCATCCGAGCAGCTCTGGGCGCTGGATAACAACCAAAATAGGGCATGCCCACTCAATGCTCACACCGACGACGGTACGGGTTTCGTACACGCCTTGAACTGTGAATTTGTTGTCAGGCATGGGGAATATCATAACCATGGCTATATTTGCCTGTCCGTCATGGTCGATGTATTTGGCTATGGCAGGAGAGCCATACACAGTATTTGGCACCGTTTTCGATTTCATAGGACCGGCGTCAATTAAAGTAAACGCATCGCCGAGATGCGAATGTGTCGGCCATATCCGCTCCAACAGGCGACAACTAGCTGTAAATGATCTTATAGGTCTAGCCTGGTATATTTGGCTTGTGTCAAAGAGTTCTGTCTCGTATCCGCCGGTCGTGCGGCCAATGACATCTATGGGTTGCGTTTCAAACAACAGACTTTCGGGTGTGCAGTCCAGAATATTCGCATATTCAATCGCATCGCGGATGGACATCTGGCTGCGTCCGGTGACATGCCGTGAAACGCTTTCGGGTGCGATGCCTTTTTTGGCAGCAACCTCCGCATTCGACATGCCGGCCAATTTTATATAATGCTTTAGATTATTTCCCATGAGGTTGATTAGTCTAACCATCCCACATCTCCAATGTCATAAACTGTCACACACCTAAATGGTTTATGACAGTATTGACGGTCCCTGTCAATTCATGTATCGAAAGGTCATGACACTCGATGATTTTAGACGACAGCAAAAGCTGACTTACAGACAACTTGCGGAGCTGCTTGGTGCAAGTCATGCAACGGTTGCGCGTAGGTGGTGCTTGGATATTGACAACAAGGATCGCATGATCCCTGCGCCAGATTTCATGGAGCGGATTGTCAATGTGACTGACGGCGCTGTGACGCCGAACGATTTCTATCTGCGGCGTATGTCATGAAAGAGGACGAGCTGCACGAACACATTGTCCAGTGGCTCGATCTTGCATTACCAGCCGGCTCGATTGTTCATCACAGCCCCAACGAGGGCCGCCGGCATGTATCCTACAAGCTGAAGATGCGCCGCATGGGCATGAAGCCTGGCTGGCCTGATCTCGAGATATTTGTCCCGCAGCATGGCTGGCAGGATCGTTTGCAGCAGGGTCCGATCTTGCTTGAGGTCAAGCGCCCAAAAGGCGGCCGTGTGTCCGATGCACAGAAGGACATTCATGAGCGGCTGCGAGATGCCGGCGCGTATTGTTTTGTTGTGAAGCGGATCGCCCAGGTCGAGGCGGTGTTCGCTGCCATGGTGAATTTGCGCAACGATGCGCAGCGCGATGTGATCCGACGCACTTGCGAGGCTGCTGGTGGCTAGGCTCCCGATAGAAAAGCATCGCGTGGTCCGTATCCAGCGCCACCCAGGAATATGGGAAGAGTTGCCAGAATGCCCCAGGTGTGACGGCACGGGTGTCTGCGAGAACGAGTACGCGGTTCCCGACTATCGCAGCGGCAGCGGATATCTGGTCGAAGCTCTTGGTGAGTGTCCGATGTGTGAAGGCCGGCAGTATGTGGAGATCGATGACGATGGTGAGTGACTTTGCCTGGGAACAAGCCGAGCGCGTCCTGGTGGGGCATGTATGCGATGGGATGGGGTTGTTCCGCATCGCCAAGCTGCGCGGCATCCCGACGATACGCAAGGCCACTGACATGATCGCCGAGTTTGATGATAACTGGCAAGCCTTGCCGGCGTATCTGAAGGCTGGTGGTCCTGCCGGCATACTGACATGGGATTATTTACATGAAGCAATCGCGTACCAGATCGAGGCCGATCTACACAACGCCAAGCCAGGGATCGGACAGGTGCGCGGTATGCGGGACGACACATTGGCACCGCGACGGGACCTGGGTGATCCTGGGCGACGGATCGTTCCGGTGTCACAGCCAGGAGTGCATGCGGCATGACCTACACCGAGGACAAGGAAATACTGGTAATACCCAGGACGGACGGTCTGGTCGTGCGTACAGACGACGGGCTGTACATACATCGCATGACGGCGCAGCAGATGCTCGAGCTGTCGAACCGCTGTCTGACGACTGGCTTAGAGATGCTAAGAGAAAGGGATCGTGATGGCGTTTTTGACGACGGCTGATCGCCTAGTCTTAGACTGTCTAAGACAGTCTAGAGTATACTCATTACCTTCTATTTCTAATTCTAAGACTAGTCAAGACTTAGTAGCGAGAGCAGTCAAAAACAGCAATTTCAACTATCGCCAGGCTGTGTCGGCAGCCAAGCAGGACAGGCTGACCTTCCGGCGCAATCGCGCGCTGCGCAAGCTGCGTCCCAACTATTCAGCCGATCGATACTATCAGTTGACGCTGGCTGTATCGCAGATGGAGTTCTACGAGCTGATGCAGTGGCTCGATCAGGTAGAGGCCACATGGACATAAACGCGCTGCATGATCGTATCCTCGAGGCTGCTGAAACAGAGCGCAGGTTGCCGGCAGCCGTTCGCAAGCAGAAGCTGGCGAGCTGGCCAAGCTACCCGAGGGATTGGCATGGATATGGATGGACACAGGTGGGTGAGGTCATGCTGCGCCCGACAGCGAACCAGATCAGTAATCTTGATTGGGTCATGGATCGCGTTTTAAGCCTCACAGAGGACGATCGTAACATTGTTTGGGCGGCTGCACACTCGGCAGCCTTTCGTCAGCGTGGGCCACGCTGGAGCCGGATAGGGAAAACCCTCGGGCTGGACCCGAGGGTTGTCAAAGATCGATATTGGTCGGCACTGATCAGGCTGTACTATTCAGCGGACTAGCCTCGTCGGCATCATGTCCCAGTCTGTCCGCCGGCACTTGAATTTTTGCCAGGTCACAGGCTTGACCACGCGGACCCACTTGCTGCCCACGACAGCCCACACAAGGTGGGTGCCGCAGATCGGGGCCTTTGATAGCTGAAAGCCGATGTCGGCGCTGTACAGCCTGGCAGTGCGCCAGGTCTTGCCCTTGGGGCGGGGCAGCTTTGATCTAGGCATTGCCGTCCTCCCATGGTGTCGTGATGTGCATCCTGCCTGTCATGTACTCGATCACATAGTCGGCGTACCGGACCAAGAAGGGGTGGCCATCAAACTCGAAGCTGTCCTGGTCAGCAGCTTCAGCTTCGTTTCGTGCCTGGCGAAAGCGCTCAAGCCTCGCAGGGTCAAAGGTCATTGTTTTGTTTGCCATTGCTAAACACCTCTTTTTTATTGGCTTAATAGTGGGCGGGGCCGTTAGGCCGCCGCCTTGTCGATAGCCTCGTTGATCAGTCGGAGCAGAGGCTCGACTTTGATTTGGCGGTTGCTGACGCAGTAACGGTAAATGCTTGCATCGCCATGCTCTGTGTAAGCGCGAACCCCTTGGATTTGTTTCGGGGGTTTGTTGATTGCGCCGTAAGACAGAGTTGCCTCAACATAGAATTGGGCATAGCCGATGTCCTTTGGCTTTTCGATCTTGTCGATGGTGACTGTTACATTCATTTGTCCGTCTCCTTGTTGCTTGTTGGTCACACCACTAATATGGGGATTGTGACAGATACTGTCAATAGTAATAACAGAGATTGTCATTGTCGCGAAATCTGATATTGTGTCTGTAGGGTCGGCGTGTTGCCGGCTTTGTTTCCTCCCTAGCACCTAGACGGCCCCTGGTTTCTCTTGATCGCCAGGGGCTGTTCTTTTGAGAGAGCCATGGCCAAGCGTGTGAACAAGACGAACATGAAGGCGATCTGCGATCGACTGGCGACAGGTGACAGCCTGACCACGATCTGCCAGGACCCTGACCTGCCAAGCTATCGCAGCGTGACAAGGGCTGTGCTTGACGATGAGGAGATGTACGAGCTGTACAGACGCGCCAGGTTGTTACAGGCGGAGTACTACAGCGATCATATCAATGACCTGGCCAGAGCGCCGCTGCCGCAGGTAGACGATCCGCGTATGCTCAATGCCGAGGTGCAGCGCAGACGGCTCGAGGTCGATACGCTCAAGTTTACGATGGGTAAGCTACAGCCATGGGGCTTGCGGGATAAGAAGGAAGACGCGCCAGTGCAGCAAGCGATCACGATTAGCTGGGCTGATGGACAGGCAGTGGTCGAGGGGTGATGCCCATATATCAAGGCCCTGTGTGGCCGAGGTTCGCGCGCGAGGCTGGCGCTCAATCTGAGCGGAGGTCCATCACCAGAAGTAAAGGCGGCGTCGGGCCTGTGATCCGCAGCCAGCCTAGAGGAGAGGACGCCTGGTCGCTGCGCTGTGCAAGGTTTGTGCAAGGAATGACGGGTAGGGGTCCAGAATTCTAGGACCGGCGACCCTACCCTCCGATCGATCGGCGCGGCCATCTATATACGTAAATACCTGGGCAGGGAGCCTCACACATGAACATCGTCATTCCCTATGCGCCACGGCCTCTCCAGGCCAAGCTGCATAGCGAGCTGCATGAGAAGCGCTGGGGTGTAGTCGTTTGTCATCGCAGGTTTGGCAAGACGGTGATGTCTGTGAACCACATCCTGCGGGATGCCATACTGAACGAGCAGACCAACCCTAGATATGCCTACATAGCGCCGACCTATCGTCAGGCGAAGAGTGTTGCCTGGGATTACTTGAAGGAGTTTGCCGGATCGATCCCTGGTGTCAGGTTTCATGAGACTGAGCTGCGGTGTGATTTGCCGACTGGTGCCAGGATCAGCCTGTTGGGATCGGAGAATGTTGACGGGCTGCGCGGCATCTACCTTGATGGATGCTGCATTGACGAGGTGGCTGATATACCAGAAAGGCTTTTTCCTGAGATCATCCGCCCCGCCCTGTCTGACAGGCGTGGCTGGTGTGTATTCATTGGGACCCCTCGCGGCCATAATAATTTTTATGATTTATATGAGGCGGCGGCTGCCAACGATGAGTGGGTAGCTGCTGTGTATCGTGCGAGCGAGACGGGCATCCTGCCTCCTGACGAGCTGGAAGCTGC